AACTGGTCGCCCATCTCGGGGAAGATGCTCAGCGTGCCGCGCTGGAGGTCGTAGAACTCCCAGATGGTCACGCGCTTCACGTCGTCGTGGAGCCGCTTCCTGTCGGCGCCCTCGTCGAGCCACTTCTCGTTGATCGTGGCGTCCGACACGAGCTTGTTGCGCGCCGCGCCGCTGTACCGCTTGTCCCGCTTGACCTCGTCAAGCGGACGCACGGTGCGCTGCGCGATCCACCTGATGTCCTTCATCGTCGTCCCCTCGGGGTCGACGTACATATCGGCCCAACTCACCCGCTCGACGAACGGGCGGTCCTCGGTGGTGACGGGCTCGTGGGAGGGTACGGAGGAGGCGATGTCGTCGTCGGTCGGCAGGTCGCCCGCGAGGTGCGGGTTGGCGGCAGCGAAGTCGTCGGCCTGCTGGCGCTGCTGGTCGAACAGCTGCATCTGCTGGCCCTCGTCGATCGGCTTCTGCGCCTGCTCGAAGCGGTAGCCGATCTTCAGCCAGCCGTGGCCGACCACGAGGAAGTCCTTGACCGCCCGCTTGAACTCGGGCTTCACGTCCTCCTGGCGCCACCAGTAGTTGACCGCGCCCTCGGCGATGGCCGAGGCCAGCTGGAACTCGGGCGCGGGGTTGCGCGCCCACACCACGATCTTCGGGTAGTTGATCGCCACGGACGGGCCGATCACGTTGACCGTCGAGAACGTGAGGTTGATGGCGATGCGGTCGCCCTTGTCGAGGTCGCTCTCGCTGAAGTGACGCCCGCGGTACAGGTCGACCATGCGCCGCCACGTCTTATCGAGGCCCTCGGTCTCGCGAAACTTGCGCGCGGCGTGGAGCCTCATGCGGTAGCGCTTGAGGAGTTCCTTCTTGGACAGGCGCGGGAGGGTGTCCTCGGGAGCGCCCTCCCATGTAGTCAGATCAGGCATCTATACCCAGCGGGTCCCAACGGGCTCGGGGTCGAGACCTGCGGCGCGGGCCCGCTTGACCCACAGCTCGCCTGTCTCGCGTGTCGTCTCGCCGTGCCCCTCGTAGCCGTCGTGGAAGACCTGGCGCCCTGCGGCGCCGTAGGTGATGCCGACCATGTGGCCGTAGATGCGTTCCATCTGCTCGGTCGGGCACGTACAGGAGCAGCGCGGCGGGATGCGAGCTTCCTCCATCCGTGCCGTGATCGAGTGCTCTGTCCCGCAGTTGGGGCAACGGTAGAGGTACGAAGGCATGTCAACTCATAGGGGACTTTGTCCCGCGGTCAGTAGGCCGCTGACCTGTCCTTGCGGACGTTGTGCCCGCCGAGGCGGTGCGGCGTGTTCTTCTCGATGAAGTCGGGCGTCTGCCGCTCCCACCACTCGAACGTCCAGTAGTCGCTGGTCCGCGTCTTGAACTCGGCGGCGTGGGCGTACACGAGCATCTGGACGGCCAGCGCGAACGACATGACGCGGTCGTCGTGCGGTGAGCCACTCATCTGGCCCTTCTCGTCCCGCACGTACGTCTTCATCTCGAAGATCGTCTTGTCGTCGAGGCACAGGACCTCGGACATGCGGACGGCGCGGGCCAGCTCGTCGATCATCAGCGGCTTGGTCTTGCGGTCGGTGCGCCAGCCGAGCTTCACGCCCTGCTTGCGGGTGGCCTCGTCGAGGACGCGGCGGTGGTAGATGCGCGGGTAGCCCGTCCGCCGCAGGCCCTGGATCGTCGAGAGGCCGTGGTTGTTCGACTCGACGCCGACGAGCGCCGTGCCGTAGTACCAGCCGAGCTGGGCGAGCGTCATCTCGCCGAACAGGTCGGCCTCGATGTGGCCGTGCCAGGTGGCGACGACCCACCCCGTGTTCACGTCGATGACGTGGGCGGATGAGAAGTCGCCGTGCTCCAGGCCCTCGGCGACGTCGGCGCCGATCACGTACGCGTGCGTGGGGTCGGGCTTCTCCCACACCTCCAGCGGGCCACCCTTGCCTGGGCGGAACTCGAAGTTCTTGGCGGACTCGCCGAGCTGCACGAGGGCGCCCGTGTAGTCGGGCTCCCTGCTGGGCAGCTTCATCAGCATCTCGGTGTCGAAGACGACGTTCCCAGACTTGATGAACGCCTCGTCCTCGTCGCGGGGGTACTCCTGGTGGAGCTGCCACTCCAGCATCGAGTCCTTCTTGGACTCGTACCACGTGTCGTCGCGCTCGGGCACGGCGTCGTACGAGTAGAAGCGGGGCACGAAGCCGTTGGTGCCAGCACGGGCGCCGACCCACTGCGTGTGGAAGAACTCGCCCCAGCCGTTGGCCGTGGACAGGCCGATGAGCCGCCCGCCGATGTCGACGATCGGCTCGATGGAGGCCCACGCCTCCTCGGGGTTCTCCAAGAACGCCCACTCGTCGACGATGACGAGGGACACGGACTTGCCTCGGGCGGGGTCCTCCCTCGAAGGGAGCGACTCGATCTCGGACTCATTCTCGAACGCCAGCTTCTGGAGCGTGCGGTTGCGCACGTTCGGGCCACGGTTCTTCACCCACTGCGGCAGCTGGTCGTACGCGTAGACCGCCTTGCGCAGCAGGTCCTGCGCTTCGCGCTGGGCCTTCGACAGCATGACGATCAGGACGTCGTCGTGGAACATGGCGAGCCACAGCGTGTACGCCGCCATCAGCGTCGAGAAGCCGACCTGCCGTGCCTTCAGGAACAGCGACTTGTCCTCGCGGGACATGACGCTCAGCGCGTCCTTCTGCGCGTCGCGCAGGATCAGCGGGATGCGCCCGCGCGAGGGATGACGGACCTTCAGGTACGTCTCGAAGAAGTATTCGGGGTCAGCCTCGCACTTCCTCCACTCGACCTCGTGCAAAAGCTCCGAGGTCTGGAACTGCTCAGCCACCGAAGTAGTCGTCGAGAAGATGCCAGGTGAGCACGCCGATCCCAGCGAGCGCGAGCACCAGGCCAGGGATCGTGGCTGTCACGAACCCCGTCACGGTCGGCCCGTCGCCGACGACGCCGATCAGCTCGCCAGTGAGCAGCGCTGCCCCGCCGACCGCGATGAGCGCGGCACCGACCTTGTCGATCGTCTTCATGGGTCGTCAGGCTTCCTGCGCATTACCGCCCACCGCCTTCACCTGGGAACGACGCTGATTGTCCAACGCACTCTCCAGCTGCTCCAGCAGCTCCTCGTGCGTGAGGTCCTTGATGGCGCGGTCCTCGATCGGCTTCCGCGTCGGCTCCAGCCGCTCGATGTGTTGCAGGTACGTCTTCGCTGCCATGACGGCTTCGCGCCCGTTGGAGGTGGCGAGCTTGTGCAGGTTGTTCACGACCTCCTGGGTGCGCTCGGGCGAGATGTTCAGCTCGTCCATGCGCCGCTGGAGGGCGCGCTTGAAGAAGGGCTGCTTCTTCCAGCGGGGGATCGAGTTGTTGGGGAGGTCGTGCTCGCGGGCCCACTGGTTCTGTGAGCCCTTGCGGCTCGGGTCGACCAGCCACTCGATGAACTCCGCCTGCTTCTCGCTCACCTCGGGCAGCGAGTTGGACGGGTGGCTCACTACGAGTAGACCCGTCCCACCTTCGCCGACGCGCCCTTGGTCGGGCGGCTCGGCGGCGGCGGCGTGTTCTTCCCACGCGTGCTCTTGGGCTGCGAGCGCTTGGTCTGCTTCGTCGACTTGGCGATGCGGGCGGGCGGGATCACGCGTCCGCCGCCACGAGAACGCTGCGACGGGGCGCCAGCGCCACCACGGCCCTTGGCCGAGCTGCGCTGGGAGGGCGTGCGCGCCCCGCCGCGCGACCGCTGGGACGGCGCGGCCTTACGGCCTGCGCCCCCGCGGGACTTCTGCGACGGAGCCGTCTTGGCCGTCGCCTTGCCAGGCGACCGCAGTGTCGGCGTGTCGCCGCCAGGCGCCGCCAGGCGCCGCTGCACGCCCGAGCCGTGCTGGGCGCGTGAGCTGACGGTGGTGCCGCCCGAGCTTCTCCGTGCGTATGCCATGCGAAATATCTGCTTTCCCCTATGAGGGCGGAGGGGGCGGGGGCACTCCCCGCCCACGACCTCCGCGGCAGCTGCTTCTACTTGGTAGGGAGGTTTGTCCCGCGCGGGACAAACCGCGCTATGGAGTGATGGCTGTCACGTGTCCGTCCTGCGGGAAGCAAGCGGTGCCGTACGACGCCCGCACGAGCGACTGGTGCGTGCCCTGTACCAGCAGCACGCTCGCCGAGCAGGAGGAGCTGCGGTACGAGCCGCAGATGCCCGAGACCTTGGAGGGCGCGTGGTGAGACTGAAGCCTGTGGACCACCACGTGCCCGACCACATCGCCATCCCCG